TAGAAGCTGCCAAACTCTGTATCTGAAAATTCTTACCATTGTTAAGATAGTTAATCATTTCTTTTCTAAGAAACTTAATTTGATTATACCTTTTAGGATCATCATTAAACTGTTTCCAAATCTCTAAAGAATCTAGAATATAATCATGATGTCCTTTCCAAATCTTTGGTGCTTTTGGCATATGTCTGACCCTACCTGCCTCTGAAGCTACCTGACCTACTTTCTTGACCATATCATCGGTACGTTTCATCCATGACTTTAGATCAGGGTATGCCTCTAGATAGTTTGATACTAGGATCTTAGCATCTGATTGTTTAATGTCTAACTGTTTCGAGAGTCCGTAGGCTTCAAGCCCATAGGGGATGCCGAGGCTATAGGCTTTTGCCTTTTGTCTAAGTTGTTTGTTGACTCTTCCGAGGTAATTCTTATCGCTTTTAACTGCCGAAACTCCATCGAGCTTTTCAGTAGCAATAGCGATTGTAGAATAGAAATCACAACCGGAACGAAAAATATCCTTGAGTCGTTCGTCTCCAGAAACATGAGCAAAGACATGAGGCTCAAGAGACTCGTAGTCACTATCGATAAAAACATAATTTTCTCCTGCGATAAAAAGTTTTCTAATTTCATTGTTATATTTTCTAACTAATTCAGAGGCTTGGTTTTCCTCTAAAGGTCTTGGTAGTTGTTGTAGGTCTGAACCATAACGCCCACTAACTGTCTTATGTTGTTGAAAAGATGGATAAAATACTCCATTCTCTTGGTTATCTAATATCCTATCTATGTAAGTTCCCTTTATCTTGTTTAATTTATTGTAGTCTCTTAATAAAGAAGCCCATTTATACTTGTTCGCCATAGAGTCTAAGAAGTTATCATCTACTTGAGGATTACCTTTGTCGGTCTTAGATAAAGGTTCTTCTCCTAGAGTCTCAAAGAATAGTTTCTTTAAATGATGTTTCGAGGATAGATTAAACATGTAACCTTTTATCATAGTTAATTGTATTTCTCTAACCACATCATTAGGTAAGTATCCACCCTTTAGTAAGAATGTTTTATAAATAGAGTCCTCAAGAGACTCCAGAGCCTTCCCTGCTAGAGAGAAAGCCCCAGAGCCAGTTTGAGGTAGAGACAGGTTCGCATATTTTACGAGGGCTTGGGCAAACGGACCTGTCCTGCTAGGTGAAAAGTTTTTCCAAAGATACCAAGGCTCAAATACTTTCTTCAACAAGGGGGTAATTAAAGTCTGTATTTCTTTTTCATACTCAGCTATATCCTCTTGGATATCAACCTGTAGTCGCTTTAGGTTCTCGACATCTACTGGAATCCCTTTCAACTCCATTGGTATAGTTACTGTTTTATATAATGGCATAACTTCATCATCAAAGAAAAACTTCTTAAGTTTCTTATCCATCTTGGTTACGAAGTTAAATGCTAATCTAAAAGTTAAATGGCAATCCTGAATACAGTATTTACCCATTATCTCTTTATCTGCTTTATAATATTGTGTCTTTGTTCCACCATTAACTTTGATGGATTCTAATAAATCTTTTTGTTCTTTCTTCTCTTGGTCTCCATAGATTTTAACACCGACTTCTTTCAAGCCAAATGGAAACCACTCGTCTATGGTATGTTTCCCTAACATTCCTTCAATGTAAAGACTGTCAATCAAGTCTACTCCAAAGAAGTGATAGGTAAACCTTATATCAAAAGAACCATTCCACATTATTAATTTCTTGTTTTTCAATAGCCTTAAAATTACTAAACATTCTTCTCTTGATAAGGCTTGTTTCATTTTACCATCCTCATAATATTGATGACAAAAGTAAAAGCCTTTGAGACCATTAGAAATACCGAATCCAATAATCTTATCTTTACGAACATTAAGACCTGTAGTCTCAATATCGTACGCCCACTCGTTTCCTTCACCATTGAGCATGTTAATAGCTCTCTGGTATTCTTTATGTTTTGCATCTGTAATTACACTCATAGAACCCTCCAAAGGTTTGAGGTATAAAAAGGGGAGACGTTATTGCCTCCCCAAATGTTTATTCTGGTTTGTCCACCAGCACTTTAAAATTATGAGCTAATCGACCTTCCATCTTTCCACTCTCAATCTTTTTCTTTCCTTCGTAGCTAATCTGCACAAAGTCTCCTGCGTTGACCCTATCCATTTGAAAACCAAGGTTTCCTGCTCCATTCAGGATAATAGTGTTTCCTTTTTCTCCACTAAATTTATAATCTAGTTTGTTGTTGTCAAAAGCATTTGGTAAAGATTCTACATAGGTAGCCTCTACAATTACTCCTGGTTTTTCTAATTTAGATGGTCTAATAAATTCAATGTTTCCGGTATCTATAGGTGATACGAAGTTTCTTTTTGCCATGTTAATCCTCCATTTCCGGCATGACTCCTCTAAGGGAATCATAAATGATTTGTAAGTCGTCCTCACTCAACTTGTTGTGGGACATCTTGAATTTTAGTTCGTTGACCTCTGCTTCTAAAATCTCAAGCTGTTTATCTAATAACTTAATTATCTTAGATTGTAAAGCTTCTTCGGGTGATGACTCTAATACCTTAAAAGCCATTTTCTTAAATCTTTTTTCTTCTTCTTTTTCCTTACTCATTTTAGTTCCTTAAGCTCATCTTGTGCTCTTTCGATAAGCTTGTCTAATAGTTTAGATTGATTGTACAAATTGTACTCCGAGTCATCCTGCTTTAGTATTTTATAAATGTCAAGTATAGTTTCTAGCTCTTCCTTTCTTTCAGACATTATACCTCCAAAATTTCATAGTCTGTTATAGGTTTAATCTCTTTTTCATTGTCCCATTTACCTGACTGTAAACAACCTTTATAGATTTTAACTGCGTCCATTACTTTCTTTCTACCTTTACCTAGTGTTAAGTCTGATACTTTATAGACTTCACAAGTCATAGTTCTTTTTCCTAAAACTATAAAGTAAAAGTCAAATGGTTTTTCATATCGTCTAGAAAATAAATCAGTATAGAGAGCAGCACTAAGATCATATCCATACTGCTCTACTGTAAATTTAAAAGTATCAACATCTGGATCGGAAGCTGTTGTCTTAACGTCTGCTATGTAACCTTTATCAATATTAATAATATCAGCTCTGACCTTAAGTGGAACTCCTAACATATCAGAGAATAAAGAAAACTCTTTGTCTGCTCCTTTTACTAGGTCAACTGCCTCTGGTCTTTTATTATAGGCATCAACCCAACCTTCAACTTTTGCTTTTTGTGCTGCTGATAATATAATTTTACCAGAGTCTTTGTGTTCTTCTTCAAAGGCTTTCCACACTTTTCCTGCTTTTCTGTTACCATCAAAGAATACATATTCTTCAGGCACAAGATGAGGCTCAAGTATAAGAGAATGAGTATAATTACCCTCATCTAAAAACGCTCCTTTTAATGGTTCTCGTTCTCCTAGGATCTTTTCCTTGTAGAACTGGTTAGTATCTTTTAGTAACATCTTTAGGTTAGATGAACTAAGATGTTTTTCTTCTGCATGATAAGCATCATTGCTTAGTGTTTTGTAAATACCTTTGTATTCCATACTTCCTCACTTGATAGGACAAGCCCCTGTTGCACACTCGAAGCTTCCTTTTATATCCTCTTCGTTTACTTCACAGTTTGTTATTGGTTTTACTGATTTTACCATATCCTCATACTTTTGTCTATCTATTTCTTCAAGTGGAGCTTGATCAAAACCATGCTCTGAATGTAGTAGGAATGAAACAGTCTTTAAGTTATTGTTATAATTAGAGTTTAACCACTCTTTTATTCCATCTAGTTCTTCTTTTCAGACCATTCGGTTTGTAATTTTTTCACTAGCTCTAACTGCTCCAAAGCCTTCATGTCTTTTGATACTACTGTATTCTCTGGAAACTTACATGGAAACTCTACCACTACAGTATTGGTATCGTCTGAACCATCAAAGTTTCTTTGGAACTCGACCTTATACCCATTCTGTTTACATACTTGTACTAAGGCACTATCGGAAGCCATACGTATTCTTCTTATATGATAATGACTATACCCTGGATGCGCCCCTGGAGTTACACCTGACAACAAGCTTAGTGTGCCAGAAGGTTTAACTGTTGTCAACTTGATACTTGGTGGGAAGCCTTTTTCTTTTGAATAGTGAACATCAAAATCTCTTAGTTCTTTATATGTTTCTTCTAACCAAGATTGTTGTTCTTCCGTAGCCATACAGTAACCTGTAATGCCTATACCCATTCTCATATTCTTATGAACTATATCCTCTGTTTCTTTTGCATGACATGGTAAAGCTAAAGAGTGTTTATTGATCCTATATAAATAAATAGCTACTTCTATCAACTCTTCTTGTGACTCTATGTTTGGTAAATGAATCTCTGCTAGACAACATGTTTCAAACGGTGCCAAGCTTTGTTCAGCGCATGGATTATATCCTGCAACATCTGGGTCAGGATAGTTTGTATCTCCTGTCCTTCCAATCTCTCTAGATAGTTTAAGATTGATGAGACCGTATGGTTCACCATTTCCATTATATCCTTCCCAAAACTGTTCGGGTAAAAGTGTGATATCGTTGCATACAACACTATTGTTAGACATAGCCCTCCAGTTAGGTATGCCAAGATCCCAACGCTTCGCCTCAAGGTATTGAATATCATCATAGTCCCCTATTGCTATTTGTGCGCTCCTACGCACGTTTCCTGCTACTACAATATAGCCTATTATGTTCATAATGTCAAGACAATCTATGGGTCTAGCTTTTTTTCCTGCTCTTGAGTTGAGTAGTTTACTAATCTCTCTAATTCCCCAACATAGTTCTTCAGGTCCGCTAGCAACCCCCCCAAAACCTTTGATTGGAGTTCCCTTACCTCTAACGCAGATGGTGGAATAAGTAAATCCTTCCCCTG